AGTTCCGGGCTGAGCCGGTTCTGGTTTGCTCTGGCTGCGCGTCGGTTTTCGGTTCATTATCAGCATCACTGGCCGCTGCTGCTGGCCCAATAAGTTTTTCCAGCACCTCATCAACGTAAGTGTCGATTTGTGCCTCAAAATCCTTGCGGACCTGCGCTTTCAGCAACTTATTTACTTCACCGGAATACAGTGCCTGTTTTACCAGGTCTTCAGTGACGGTGCCTTTAATTTCTGGCATGTATATCCTCCTTATGCGGGAATAAAGCCCTGCAATCAGGGCTGGGTCGGGTCTTTTGGGAGCGGAGTTACCTGCGCTGTTTTACTGAGTTTTTCAGCTGCTGCGTCCTCAATTTTGCGGCGAACATAATTTCTGATGGCCTTATAACCACCACTCACCAGATATAACGCACATACTGCCGTGCAGAAATACAATAAAATAAGCTGTAAAAATGTCATTATCCCTCCCAATTATTGACATGGTGTTGACACCGGTAATATCTGTTAGGTAAAAAGGTGCACTGCATTTTTTGCTTTGGATATAACGATCTTTTTGCCGCCGGTTTCTTGTTTTCCCTTACCGGCGGCATTTTTTTATCCTGCTTACGCGTTATTCACTTCCACCACGATACTGTCAATCAGTACCGGGTAAGTCGCATTTTTAGTGATATCGGTCACGCGCAACTTGTCTGCCGTAAACGTGCCGACCGGAGACTGCGACAGCATGAATGGTGTCCCGTCCTTACCATCAATGACCGGCGTCACCTCAATACTGTTGTTACCGGCAAAACGGAAGCCCAGCGTATGCCATTCGTTATTAAATGCGCCGAATGACCCCAGCTTCGTGTTCTGCGCCGTGTTTCCTTTGTGATACATCACGTTAAGGTCTGTGGCATCGCTCTGTACGTAGAACGATGCCAGCAGGTTATGACCGGCATTTCCTTCCAGAGTAACCCCTTGCGGCAGGGCAGAAACCGGCCAGTACAGCGCCAGTGCGTACTGATTAGCCGTAAGCGCGCCATCGAGTTTAAAACGACAACTGACAAGACCACCTTTACCCAGCAGGTCCGCACCATTACCAGCATCATGCTCAAGGTACCAGGGGGCTCTTCCTGTTTCCTTGGTCAGTTTCATTGCCTTACCCCCGCTGGCTCCGGCATCATCCACGATTTGAGCCTTGCCACCTCCGGCAGCCCAACCCTGTGGTGTCAACCGTCCTTCAGACTCAGATGCCCGGTAAGCAAATAGCGTACTCATCGTCGTGGTGTCTGCGGGTGGCGTGGACGGTTTTGATGGTGTATCAGGTGACGGCTTCTCATCCGGTGGTGTCACGGTCTGCCCGCGCATCAGTTCAGCCGTGCGCCCTGCATGGAGCATAATAGCTGAGGCCAGACGGTCTGAAATGACGCCCCTGCGTGCCCATGAGCTGAAATGGCTGTCACGCTGTGTCGAAACAAAACTGCCCTGGGTTCGGGATGCTGCACCGTAATACCCGACAGCCACAATATCCGGGTCTTCCGCCGGAGCATTCGTTGGCGTGCTCTGTCCATTCTCATCCGTCAGGAACGGTACAAAGAAAATTTTCTGTGCTTCCTTGCCTTTGTAGCCACCGTATACTGCCTCATATTTATCGGTGCCAGCGTTTTTCCAGTAATACGTGGTATCACCGCAAATCCACGGCACCGTGGTGGCATTTCCACTCACGCACTGCGCAGCAAGCGGAGCCAGGTCAGTTCTGAACTGCTGAACCATGGCCGTGAATAAACTATTATGCTGCTGGCTTCCTGAGGCAAGGTCTGCCTCTCCCTGCATCCAGACCACAGCCAGAAGTTTGTTTTTCGGGTTTTTCGCCAGCGCGACTTTGGTGCGGCTTACCAGGTCCTGATACAGAGGTTTACCGGCCCCCCAGCGTGAAGAATCAGCGGAAGCACCGCTGGCCTCACTGAATGAGCCGTCGGCTCCAGTGGTGAATGCTGACCCGCCACGACAACAGGGCACCAGAAGTATCCCGGCATTCTGTGGGATATAGGGAAGCAGTTTTTTGGCAATATGCAACCCCTGACCGACAGTCCCGTACTGGCCTTTTGCCAGATCAGCTTTCGGGTGGTTTATCCCGCTCATATCCTGAACATCATGCAGGCAGTGGTCTGCCGGAATGATGTCGTTGTATGTACACGACGTACCGTTGGGCGTTACCGTACTGCGGCGTGCCAGTTGCTTAATGCGTGGGTCCGGGCGGTCAAACGAATCCGGTAACGGCAGCCCCTCGCCGTAGGCCATGCCATTTGACTGACCCGCGAGAATGACAACAAAGTAATATTCCGGCTCTGAACTGCTGCCATTCGTGCTACCGGAAGGCCCGGCGTTATCCGGTGCATTCCAGTCGGAGGGCGTGAGCGTTCCGGCCACGTCAGATGTGATTGGAATGATGCCAGTCACGCCTGAACTGGTGATTTCTGCACTGGGATTACCGGATACCGGCATTACCCATAATGGCTCTTTCGTGCTGAAGCGGATCACGCAGTCTGCGAAGGTGATCCCCCCTTTATTACCCGAAGGGCGGAAAGGGCTTTCAATAAATGCCACCGTGCCACCGGCAACCTTGACTGAAAACTCTCCGGGCATGGCGGAGAGCATTTTCCACTTGGAGTCTGACATCGTCTTTTCTGCCTGTTTCTGAATTAAACAGAGTCAGAATAGCGACCGCTGAAAAATATGTGTTTTGCGGAAATTCAAAAAAGCGTCACGGTACTTTTGGTGACGGAGCTGGTGAGGCAGGAAAATAACGATAAAGGGTGGAAAGGCCAATATCAAATATCAGTGCGATTTGTTTACGGGACTCGCCATTAGCCAGCAAACGGGCGATTTGCTCCCGCTCTTTCTCTGTCAGTTTCTGAGGTCTGCCGCCATGACGCCCCTGAGCACGGGCAGCAGCAAGACCCGCGCGTGTACGTTCAATAATGAGTTCCCGCTCCATTTCCGCCAGCGCGCCCATTATATGGAAAAAGAAACGTCCCATGGGAGTGGATGTATCAATATTGTCCGTAATGCTGCGGAAGTTAACGCCGCGTTGCCGGAGTTCTTCTGTTAAAAGGACAAGGTGCTGCATACTGCGTCCAAGGCGATCCAGTTTCCAGACCAGCAGGGTATCCCCTGGCCGGAGTCGCTTTAATGCGCGTTTAAGTCCGGGACGCTCCCTTGTCTTACCGCTTATTCTGTCTTCGAAAAACAGCTCACATCCTGCACATTCCAGCGCATTTCTTTGTAGCGCCGTATTCTGGTCATTTGTTGACACCCTGATATACCCAATCAGCATACGATTTCCTTATTATAAAAAGCCGGAATTGTCGCATGAGGAATAAAACAGAGTTAATCCTGGCTTTCCTGAAAACCTCGGTTTACGGGAAACGGTGAATAAGGCGGCGAATGCTCTGCCATCGGACGGCACCGCCGTTGCCGCGAATAGACTCGCCACCCCAAGAAATATTAATGGGGTTCCCTTTGACGGGACGAAGGACATAAACATCACTTCTGGTATAACACAGCAGGATGCGGATTCCCGATATATCCAGGATATCAGGCTGGGAGCAGAGAACAGGCAGGTAATGTACGGTGGGGCATATTACTCTGCGTACGGTAATGTTATGGCAGGCCTGCAGATTGACAGTAAAGTTGATGCTTCAAACGATTTTATAGCATTCAGACCCCTGCAAAAATTAGTCGGAGGTACATGGATTACGGTATCTCAGTTATAAATAGTCAGTAAATAATATATTTTAAAACAGATTTATTTCCAGGAGGATTTTATGGAACTAAAAAATATAACCCGTTATTATCCTGAAAATATGCCATATGGTAATAATGTTCAGTATTTCCAGAGTGAAGATGGTAAGGATTTCTACGAATCCCTGCCATTATTCACCAAAAAATATAAACTTTGCATAACACCTGACAGCGGCGTTATCTGCTCAATATCACAGGACGCCTCGGCGCTGTATCCTGCGGGGTTTTCTGTGGTTGAGGTCGATGAACTCCCTGAAGGCACGGATATTTCAGGAAACTGGAAGTTTGATAATGGCATAATCTCCCGTATTCCGGTTAACTACGCAAGAAAACTGGAAGCAATGCGCCAGTCATATCTTAATCAGGCATATGAAAAAATTAATGACTGGAGAACGGAGCTACAACTGGGCACCATCAGCGATGAAGACAGAGCAGCACTTACCCAATGGATGGCATACATCAGTCAGGTGAAGAAAATGGAACTACCCGCCATTAAAACAGAAGCTGAATTTAACGCCATTAAATGGCCTGAGCAGCCACAGTAATAAAGAAGGCCGGAAGGCCTTCTGAATATCATTATATACTTGCAGCCGTCACCCATGCTCCATTTAACAGATACTGCAACGGCCGGTAATACACGCCGCCGACGTTATCTGCCGTATTCTTACCGACATCCTGTACTTTAATTCCGGTAAGAACATTGCCGCCCCCCAGATTCAGATCCCAGCTTTCCCATGTTCCGGGCATATGTGCGGTCACCGACCCCAGTCTTATGGCGGTTACTGTTCCTGATGAGATAGTGATATCCTGCGTCCCGTCAAAGGGAACACCATTAATTGTGTGGGCATTTGCCAGCCTGTTCGCGGCAACGGCGGTGCCGTCCGATGGCAGGGCATTCGCCGCCCTGTTTACCGTTTCCCGTAAACCGACGTTATCGATAAAAGCCCCTTTATCCGGAATGTCTGCGCCGTTCTGCTCCCTGCGCAGGTAACGGTTATCACCTTCGCTTTTGCTGTAAACATCCAGATTATTACGGGCGGTTCCCTTATTCTCCAGGTCGGCGAGATTCTGATCCTTCGCCAGGGCATTAACGTCAGCGGGACCAAGACTGTTTTTTGTGGCAAGCGTCCCCAGACCAAGATAACCACGGGCCAGACGCTGGGCCTCCGCACCGGCATCAGCAATTTCTTTCAGGTTATTTTTCCGGGAAAAGGCATTCGCAGCGATAATGGCTTTAATGGACAGCGTAAGCTGGTTTAACTGCGCCTTATCCGGCTGAATACTGGCTTCAGCCAGAATATTCAGCAGTTCGGCCTGGAGAATATTCAGCCAGTCCTGACCAATCCAGCTGATACCTTTTTGTCCGTCACCTTCGGTAAACCAGGTGGTGGTATTACTCTGCGCCGGTGCCAGCGCAGGCATATTCGCCACGCCGGAATTATTATCAACATGAAACATTAAATAGTCTCCTCTTCATGGCTGTTTGCATAAACGTAAATAAACGTCTGCCATGCAGGCTTATAACGGTTCAGAATACATTCCAGCGCACCGCCTTCATAAATACGCAGCGGCGTGAGAATATCATCCAGCACATTCATATTCCGGTAAATTCATTTTGTTACCGCAGGATTGCATATTCATATAACACCTCATTTAGCTGACTTGTTTCGCACCAACAGAACGGCATATTCCGCTGTAAACTTCTGTCGCACCTTCGCGATCAAGTCCGGCAGATATCACCATTCGTGTGCGGTCATTAAATTCAAAAAGTAAATCGCCACATGCTTTATTTTCGGCCAGTGAAATCACCTTCACGTTATCGAAATTAACCAGGTAAAAGCGTCCGTAAATATCAGGAATATTAAATACCGCCATAATCACACCTGTGAGAGTAATTCAGGGTTGGTATAAACCTCTTTAAAGGCCGCATTAATATGTTTTTCTGTCAGCGCCGCGCCTTCACCGCTGGCGGTGAGCCACGCCTGGTTAAGCGTATGTGTCAGAACACGTAATGCTCCCGGCTTTTCAGCGATAGCCTGCATGACGGCCAGCTCGGCCTCACACTGATACCCCATGCCCTGGCAATGGCCAGCACATCCGCCTTTTTGGCCTTGCGAAGTTGTTTTGTACGGGCAAGACGGCTGAACAGGCGCGATAAATCATCAAAGGCGCGGCGTCCACCTTTAAACAATCCGCGCGGGTTACCAATAAGCACCATCCCGATCCCCGTGGCGTCCTGAATTGCCCGGAGTTGCTCCAGACCGTCAATACCAAGATGATCCGCCTCATCCACAATCACCAGTCCACGCGTTCCCGTCAGGCGACGGCGGATGGCGCGGGATAATGCCCCTTTGTTCGCGCGGGTGTAATCAATCCCCAGCGCATCGGCCAGCTCCAGCAGACACTCCGTGACGCTGGAGTGCGCGGGTGACAGGGTGATCATCCAGGTGTTTGGTTGCTCCTGGCAGTAATTACGGGCAGTGGCCGTTTTACCCACACCCGGTACGCCCACAATAACGTTAATACAGCCCATCAGGCGAACCGCCTGAAACAGTGCGCGCAGCTCCTGGACTGTCTGAGTTTCCACAAACTGCGGCGGTTCCGGCAGTGCGCTTTGTTTATTCCAGTTCTCATACCAGGAGCGCAGGGAAGCAGCCACAGCGGCGTTATCGCCTTTATATTTCCCCTTGCGGAAAGCCGATAATGTGCCGTCGGAAATTCCCGCCTCTCTGGCGATGGCATACTGCGTCAGTACGCCGCCATCAATAAGTTCATCAATGGTCTTGATTACATCGTTTATATCGGTCATATTATTACCTCGCGTTTGTGTAGTTCCTTTGTTTAATCAAATAACCTGAGTCGCCGCTCGGGTTATTTTTTATTTCAGGCCAGAGGGTCATTTTCTTTTAATTTCGCTTCGAGCAACTGCAATCCCCGCTGGAAATTACGCTCGTATTCTTCATCAGGCTCATCATCAACGGCAGGTTGCTGAACGGTCACCGTATTACCCACAGGGCGGTATATGTTTTCCAGCCAGGGCTCCTGCGGCTTGTGCTCCAGCACGTTGACAACCTCATCCTCGGCATCACGGATTTTTTCCTCTGCGCGTTTACGCATACCTTTAAGGCGTTGCTGCTGTTTGTAGTATTCCGCGCTGACCGGGAAGGCTTCGCGTTTATTGCCGTCCCATACCGCCTCGCAAATCACGCTGCCATCCGGGCGACGTACGGTAATTCGTTCGGCATCATGAATGTCATAGCTGATAAGCACCTTGCGGCCATGCTCATCACTCAGCTCGGGCGCGTAGTAAATATTATTCAGCCAGCGTATTTCACAGCGTCTTACAGGGCGTTTCACCATCGGCCGGAACATATCCCGCAGCTCAACATCGGACAGCCATTCAATTTCCGTGTCCTCTTCTGCCAGGCGTTTTTTTCTGAACTCCGCCGGGCTGTAATGCTTACCGTTCGGCTTCATGGGTAATTCATCGTGCGGCCGGTTGTTGTACCACTCAACACCGTCACGAATGGCATCAATCAGTTCAGACCAGGACGGTAAATCACGCATCGCTGACTGCTGCCGGGCGTTCAGCCGCTTACCCTGTTGCAGGGCATTAAATGCCGAGCGTAAATCGCGGTTGGTTTTGCGTAACGTCTCGCGATCTGCACCTTTTCCGAAATAGGTGCGGTATTTACGGGCTATGCGCATCGGTAATGTGCGGTTAAGCCGTTCGATAATGCCCCGTCCCTGCGGGTTACCGGCAATCCCGGTCGGGTGATTAATCCCCAGGCGCGGCAGGATCCCCACAACCTCCTTATCCAGGATGTCGGCGGTTTCCCCCGAGCCGTTATCCGAGTAATACAGAAACGGTTTGCCGTGATGGCGAATGCCGTGCTGTATGGCACCGGCTACAGCGAAAACATTTTCAGCCAGATCAAGGCTCCAGCCCACCACAAAGCGCGTGCCACCGTCGATAACAAAGGTCACTTCCGGTGCGAATGGCCGCCCGTGAACCGGGTGCGCACATTTCAGCTTCATGCCGTGACCGTCACCAATCCAGACATAATTCACCGGCATTTTTGACCAGTCGCGGCGCGTGAATCCCTCAAGCTGGCGGTATTCACTGCCGGTAACCCGTCCTTTTTGTTTCACCACTTCCGGCAGTTTCTTCATTGCGCGGCGAATGGTGTCATAAGACGGCATGATATCGAGCATATAAGGCTCATCAGCGTGCCGGTGCTGCCATTCGGCAACAAAATCCTCGTAAGCCTCGGTCATTGGTCGGCCGTTTGACTGGCGATACTGCGCCAGAAATTCGGGCAACCAGTTAATATCTTCGGCTTTTATTTCCTGGCGTTTACCTGGTGCCAGCAAAAGCAGGCGTTCAGCAGCGTTCTGTGCCTTATTAAAGGCCGCAATCCAGCGTTTCAGCGTGATTTCACTCAACACGCGACTGTTTCCCTTTCTGGCGTTCGCTATCTCAACCATTGCCACAATGCGCTCATCCAGTTGCGAGTGTGACAGGCGGTCAACGATGAACCGGATAGCTTTAGCGCAGCTGAAACCGGGTTGTTGCGTGAATTTCAGCACCTCACTGACGATCGCAATGCGTGCGTCTGCCACCTGGCGCTGGTTTTCAGTCAGGGCATTGAGGCGTTCGACCATCAGTTGTGGTGATCCGCGATATGCCTCCACCGCATCAACCACGGCAGACGAGCGTCTGGCCTTTGTCACCACCGGAGCCGGTGATTCATCGGCTTTTTGCGTCATCAGTTGCAGGGCATAACGTTCGCGTAATGCCTGCTGTGTCACTTCAGGTAAACAGTCAATGCTGTATTCAAAACCTTTAGCGCCTTTCTTGCGGCGTCTGCTGGTTTCGCTGGTTGCATACTTCCTGATTGAATAGCGAACGCCTTGCTCCGTTCCCGGCATCCCCGGTAATCCAACCAGTTCTTTGACTGAAGCAAACATAATTACGCGACCTTACGAATGTAGCGGCTGGGCCAAATCTCCTCGGGCGGCACCCCCAGGCATTCCGCGATAATCCCCTCATACTTGGGAACATGGCGGTATACCGCGTTGTACAGATTGTTCTGACCCACGCCAGCTTTACGGGCCAGCGCCCTCATGCTTCCTTCTCTGGCTCTGACTTCCCCCAAAATTCTTTGAGGATGCCAATCAGGCTTAACTTCATTTCTCGCCATGATTCATCTATCCTAAAAAGTTACGAAATTTGATAACTAAACTTAGTTATCAAGTTTGATATAAGTATTGATCCACTTCTGCTTCATGTAAAGCAAAAAACATCTTTCTTTTGTTTATTGTGGATCAATGGTTGCTGACAACACTAAAAGTTAATAATTTCAAATTGATAGGAAGAAAAGAAAATGAACAAGCAAACAACAACATCTCTTTCTTTTCCTGGTGGTAGAAAAGAAAGCATTGCTGAGCGTCTGAAAAGGCTGATTGGCTCCCGCAGCGTCAGAGCTGCAGCAAGAGATTGGGGGCTTTCATTTTCAACACTAAACAATTATCTGTCTCGTGGCACTGAGCCATCCTTAAGTGTCGCCCTTCAGATTGCGTCTATCGAAGGAGTAAGTGTTGAGTGGCTATGTGGATTCAGTGATGCATCACAAGTGAATCGGTGTGAGATCAAGGAAAATCAAGATGAAAGCAAGAAGATAATTATGACGATTATCAGCGCACTTGATGAAAAAGACTTAGAGCAGCTATCGAAAAATTTGGTTCTGAATGGAGCCAAGTACTTAGCTCGGTTGTTAGAGCCTGAAAATCAAGATCTAATCCGCTTAGAAGGAAGGAAAAGAATAGCTGCATTACAGCTTGAAGGTATGTCTGACGAACGCGTCAGAGAGATTTTGGAAGAAACTGAGAGAAGTCGCAAATCTAACGCGGTAGAACCAAAAGCGGGTTAATAGCATTAGCCCGCATTTTGCACTATATCGAGTATTTCGCATTGTTTGGAACGCCTTAAAAGACTAAAACCACAGTATCAAATGAGTTGCCGATTTTATAATAAATGACTAATTATTGCACAATCGGTATCAAATAGACCTTATCCGCACATCTAGCCATCACCTGTTTTATTTCAGTATCTTACAGGTGATTTCACCTCCTTTCACTAAAACCCTTGTCGGTATCAAATGATTCACCTGGTTATACTATACCCAAACCGGAGGCCGTATTGCTTCCTTCATCCAGTTTCAACAAAGTATTATTTTCTGCATCCTCAATACCGTTAAATGCAACCCGAACCCCCGTTGTCCCTTTGCTGCATTCACTTAACGTAATCTGAAAAGGGACGGCTGGACTTGTGCTACCGGTCGTTGGAAATTGTCTGGCACTGTTTTTTTGGAGATCTACGGTAAAATTAAGCGAATCCGATGAGACTGTGCAGCCATAATCGAGGACGCGCCCGCTAATTTTAATAACGCTATCTGCGGATAAAGCAGAATAGGTGGTTAACCCCAGACATAAACCGAGGAAAATAATGTTATTGTATTTCATAATCTATTGTTCCTTAGCGACAGATTGCTGTCTGCTGGTTCAGTAAGGTACCAGGAGAAACTTCAGGAAGCTTGTACTCGACAATACAGTTTGAGTTTTTATCTTTGCTCCATGAAACCTGTAATTGCCCTGACTGTGGAAGTCCAGTCAGATAAACCTGACCATTTTCCGCGACAATGCTGCCATTTTTATTCTCTCCGTGTGTGACAATTGCACCGAATGGAACGCTCTTATTACCGTACTTCAACGTCATTAATACTTTCCCGCCGATTTGTGCATTAAATGTTGCTCTGGCAATAGCACCGTGAGTTGGGATGACAGTGACCACGGTTTCATCCAGTTCAACATTATCTGCAAGGGAATTCGCGTTAAGAGCAACACGGTTTTCTCTATATTCTGTCGCAAATGGTAATATGGCATAGCCACGCCAGTCGGTATGAATTCCGGTCTGGTTCTCTATTTTGACATTATCAGCACCAGGAGCCTTAACCAGAACCATTGTGTCGCCCAGCGGCTGTCCAAAGGTGATGCCATCAGCATGAGCAATAATCCCACCACTCATTCCGTAATAAATCTGGCTGCTGTCACCACTCCGACTGTAACCGACATTAGTATTACCATAAGCTCCACGATAATTAAGAGAACTGTAACCACTGGTGCCAGACGATGTATTACCTCCGTGGGTGTTACCGACCTGAACGCTATAATTCAGGTTATTATCCGGCAGCAGAGTGCCATAAACCCCCGATAGATTGGTCATGCCGCCTTTCAAATCGTTTGACATACTGTAACTGGCGTTTGAATTACGAAATGCCGACTGACTGTCTGTACGCATCCAATGACTGAAGGGAACATTAAGCGTAAAAGCGAGTAAATGATCCCGATCGTTTTGCCATATATTATTGGAATAGCTGTAATTCAGCGAAGTCGTAATATCACCAAACGGCACATTTAATCCAAATGATATTTGCTGGTCGCTGCGTGACGTGTTCCAGTAACTTTGGCGACTGGCACTGAAAAATGTCGTACCGTAATTTCCAAGCTGCTGAGAGATGCTTATTTGTTCCTGACCACGCTTACTGTAGAACAGATTAAAATAATCAATAAATTGTGTCTGCTCATTGGTGTCTCCGGTAGGAGGCTTGACGGTGTAACCACTCATTCGACTGTAGGCACTGTCGGATAAGTTATAAAAACCTTGCGTAGAATAGCGATATCCTGCGACCTGGATATTGGTTCCACAACAAGTTTATTGCTGCACTTGTTGAAGAGAGTATTTGCAAAAACATTTTATGTCGCTAAATAACATGACGATTTCATTATGCATGTTATTTATAAACCGTGACTAAACAGAATATTATTGCGAACAAGGGAAGTGTCAGGAAAGGTCAAGAGCTACCAATGGTTAATATGGCTATAAATCATTAGCTATGGTTAATGTTTGCTTGCTGAAACTAACACCGAATTGCTCTAAACAGATAAGTGCAGGGTTTATTAAAGCTGTCCGACAGACTTTCTTAACCTGGTAATATCTCTCTTGGGTGACTCTCCAAACATCCGCGAATATTCCCGACTGAAATGGGATAGCTTTCGTAACCGACAGCATAGGCTGCTGTGGTGACATCGTAATGTTCATTCAGCATCTGTCGCCTGACTTCATTGAGACGTAGCCATTTCTGATACCGGAGTGGACTCATTCCCGCTTGATCCGTCCTTAAATAAGTAACAGCACCCTCTGGTGTTTTCGTATGCAGTGTCTATGCGACAGACACTGCGCTCTTAGCATGGGGCAGGGAATAACCAGGCTATTTCTCCATGCACAGGCCAATTATGAAAGAGGAGAGGCTTAAGTTCTTGAACCCTGAACGAATAACGACTACCAGAAAAGCACTTCGCATCACTCAGACATGATTTAACATAATATACCTTATACGCACTGCGGTAAGATACGGTGAAAAACAGCCTGAAAGCCACACCGAATATCCTCACCAGAACGCTGTCAGTCATCAATTTCATCAACATGCCACATCAACGCCTGTACGACTCACGCCTTACGTCGTTCGTCTCGATGGCTGCCCGTTTAAAGGCGGTCTGGCAGGAAGCGCGTTGCGCTGTTCCGTGGTTCTCTGAAAGCTCTCTCTGGTATCGGCCGCTCAACTTCTGCATCACATGAAACCAAAGCGCGCGGCCTTCCATGTCCTGACGGACATAAATCATCTCAGCACACGGTGAGCCTGAAGCACGACGATAATATCCGTTTTATCGCTGTCCTCAGAGCTGCCTGTAAATCCTGGCAGAAACGAAAATCCGCTTCGCCCCTTTGTGATTTTGCTACTGGCGAGACCACCCAGCACCAGAACGTCACCATCATTAACATCAACCCGCGTGCTGATTTCACGTTTTGTCAGTGTCGGACTGGTATTCACGCCCGTTGTCGTTTTCACAAAATCACTCAGTTGCTGGCTGATATCCAGTGTAATCACACCATCGAGCACAACCGGCGTCACCGTGAAAATTGCCCCGCTGTTCCTGTACGTAACCGACTGCACCGGAGAACCGCTGTTGCCCTGATACGTCACGCTGTCAAGAACCGGCACTTCCTGACCCACCGTAAACTGCGACTGACTGCCGGAAAGCACCGTAAGACGCGGATTACTGACCACATTAAACCGCGAATCCGTCTTAATCAGACTGTAAAACGCATTAAGGCCACCCACATTCAGTGTAAAAGCATTGCCACCTTCAGAACGGGCTCCCAGCGAAACGCCAAGACGATTTTTAAAGAGGTCTGCAATAATCTGTAACCCGCTGGCGTTCCGCTCGGTAGTCTGCACCTCCAGAACGTAACCGCTAACCGTCACCTGTTCAGCCGGAATATCTATGCGGGGCAGTAAGTCACGAACGCGGCGAATATCCGCGACCGTTCCGCTGTATACCAGAACTTCTGCATCTGTGGCAGCCGAAACGCTGTTGGTTGCTGAACCGGAAGAAGCTGACGATGCAGAAGACGCTGCAGAACCAGAATAATCCACCGTCTGTACATGATTTGAGAAAGAACCTGATTGTGTGACAGATGTCAGCATTGAACTGAGATAACTGACACTGCGATATTTGGGGCGATACGTGAATACGCTGACAGGCTCCTTATATTCCTTCTTCGCCGGAATATAAATCCAGTCAACCCCGTTTCGGGATGAAACCGATATACCCATATTTTTAAGGTAGGAAATAAAAATGAGCGTGGTTCCAGTGACTGCGTCAGATAAAAACTCACCACCCGCGTATCGCCTGCCAGTTCCGGCGATAACTGAAACGGGCGGTTAAACACACGCTGCCAGATTAACGATATCACCTGCGGCAGTGGCGCGTTATCCATTGACATATCGACACGGGAAGAAATCTGCTCCGGCGTTTTCTGTTTAACAGCAGAAAAGGAAGACAAAGGAAAAATAAATGTCAGTAACGAAGTCAGCATCAGTATACGAATTTTCATTATTAACCCCCTGCCCCTGTATTCACTGAAGACGGAAAGGATGAACGGGAAGAAACAGGCTTATTGCATGACCATGCGGTAATTTTCTCCCCGTCCAGTTCCCCTTCTGCCATGATGTTATACCCCGTAAAACCGCTGGCAGACGCCATGCGGAGGCGGTTTTCAGCATCACGAACGAAAATCCAGTTTTTCTGACCATCAGAAAAACGCCCGACAATACACCATTTTTCAGAGGGTGCAGGATGTGAATTATCCGCACCTGTAACCTGTTTATTGTCTGTATTATTTAAAGACTGATTTACTGAATGATTAATATTATCCGCAGTCTGTGATTCAGACTTTGAGTCCACATCATTTACCAGCGTATTTTCATCAGGATTAAAAAACGACACTACATAATGAAAAACCGCCCAGACCGTCCCCGCCAGAAAAACAAGAACAAAAATAATCGTACGTTTTTTGAAAAGCACACCACGGGAATCAACGGAAGACTCCTGCGCATTCTGTACATGATGGGAACTGTAAAGTCTGAAAACATCCTTGCTGTATTTACAGACATAATTAGAAAGAAACGTGGATTTTGTTATCTTCGCGCCATCATAAACATCAACACAATAACTACGGGACAATCCGAGTTGTTTAAGTTTACGCATCCTGAATGTCTTTTCGATACGGTCACGAAAAAAACGCGGAAGATTGGTTACTGACTGGTTAACCAGAATAAAGTCACAGGTACGCCCTGTATCAGGGTCAGCATAATGACGGTGTTCCGCTGCAAAGATTTTTGCATCCTTTGAAAGACTTTTATCATTCTCAAAAAAGCGATGACATTCATCAACCACAATTAAATCGCCCGGTTTGCACAATGCGCGCTCCTGATTCTCATGGACAGGCCAGAAGTCAGGGGCAATAATACGTTCATTTTCCACGAAAATAATTTCACCCGGACTGATTCCGTCTTTAAGCAGTTTTTTCTTTTCCGCATATTTAATGATTTCATCATGATTAATCCCGTAAATATTGGTAACAACACGACGCCCTTCACAAATGGCAGGCACAATCACATTACTGACAACTTCATAGGACTTCCCCGAACCAGGAACCCCCACATAAGCGAAAATAGACATGATTCATTCCCCTGCAATCAGTTAAGAAAAGGAATACGACGAATAAAGAAACGCGTAAACATCGCCGATACCACAACAGGAAGCACCACATCCAAAGAAAATACATGCAGCAACCAGAGCACACCGGAAGGCAGTCGGGAAAATAAATCCGATATATTCCCCGCAGAAGGAAGACGGGAAATAACAAGCGGGATAATCTCAGAAATAAAAAGATAGACCGCAGTAAAAAGCACAAACTTAATCACAACGGCACGAAAAACAAAGGCAATCGCGGTATTAACCGCAGCAAGCAATATAGCCCACATAATAACCTCTTATTATTACATCAGGATTTAAGAACAATAAAAAACGCCATCATGGATGCAACCAGTGTCATCACAACACGAAAGGTATTACGTACCGATTCGGTATCAAGCAATGTACAGAACTGATCCATAGTGTAATCCCGATCCCAGATATGAAAGGTAAATACAGGACAGGTTCCGGCAGGAATGGACACAGAAAAATCACGCGCTTCAGGCCACATATCCCACAGAGGCGTAATTATCTGAGAACCGGATGGCGGAGAGTTAATATCAGGAACAGCAACAGAAGGAGCATTACCAAAATTCAGTTTAACTTCCGGTTCGACATTAACATCAACATTCACATTAGCCGTTCCGGAACCCTGAACCTGAACATCAACATTCGCGCCATTTGCCGTTGTCGTTCCTGTCGCTGTACCTGTACCTGTACCAGTGCCTGTTCCCGTTCCGGTGCCTGTTCCGGTGCCTGTACCTGTACCTGTTCCGGTGCCTGTACCTGTTCCGGTACCTGTTCCCGTTCCGGTACCTGTACCCGTTCCGGTACCTGTACCCGTTCCGGTGCCTGTACCCGTTCCGGTACCTGTGCCTGTGCCTGTTCCGGTGCCTGTACCCGTTCCGGTACCTGTACCCGTTCCCCCCGAAGGCACAGGAGGCGTATATTTGCCGCCAGAATCAGCATCATCACCATCTGTAGTAGCAGGAAGACCAAGAGCAGATGAAGAATCAGTAAACCCCAGAGAATCAGAGCTAAAATCATCATTCGACGAGCGCCATGACTCCACATCAGCCGCAGAGAACGTCACCGGTACATTGTTGTAATAACCAGAACTACCCGCCTGTTCTGAAAGACCATTAAGCACCGTTGCAACATCCTGAGAATCAAGCGTAAGCCCGTTAATATACCCGTCAGCAGAAGAAAAACTCACAGGGTCAGTTGTCGCTTTTTCACAGGCATAAGATGAGGAACCCGCAGACCTGACAGCGATTTCACCATTATCACAGAGAGGATAATCATCAGCACCTGAAGCAGACATAAGCCCCAAAGGACATGCACTGTTATAAGTCACAAGAACAGAACGAAGTGAATATCTGGTTTCCCCCGTGCTCGGATGCACCCCATTTGGACAGGAAAAAACCCAGGTAGCTGAATCATGAGACAATGAAGAACGAACCAGAGGGCAACCACTGTAACCATTAACAGAAGCCATTTTGGCCAGAGCAGACCACGGCGACGTACTGTAAACACCTTCGCTTTGACTGATAACCCCGCACCAGTAATTACGATTTGATGACGTCATCGCAGGCGTGGAATAAGTCACATCCCAGCCATTCGCAGAAAGCGCCAGATCAGCAACGTATTTAGCCGCAGGCTCACCAACAACATATAAGCCAAGAGCAGCAGAAGAAACGCCAAGACCATAAGCCAGATTCCCCCACGACAACCCCGCAAGCGGGACACCTGCACGGGCAGCATAACCCGCTGCATAATCCGCAGCAGCCTGAGAATAGGCTTTTACTGTCGTTGCGATCGCAGCAGTATTTGCCCCCAGAGACGCCAGTTTTGACGTAAGAACACCCGTTAACTGGCGCTGAAAATCAGAGACCGGCGCCTGTTCAGCCGTCTGACTGAATGCCAGCGCATCAAAAGAATAAAAAGAGCCACAGGAAAGAAAAATAACAGGAAATATTTTATTAAAGCGAAAGGATAAAAACATAATAAATATCCTCAGATAATAAAAGTATTATCAGCGGCTAAATCCAAGTACTGCAGCGAAACCGCACACAATTCCAAAGATAAAAATCACAACATCGAAGAAAGACTGAATCATAAGAAATCACCGGAAAAGATGGGGGTAATATTTACCCCCAAAAAAGATTAACTGGCTTTTTTAATGGATTTAAGAACCATACTTACGCCAGCATAACAGATATATACACCCACAGCAGCAGCGCCAACAGCAAGAATAATTCCAATTACAGACGTGAAATTAATAGCAGTCTGAAGAGAGGAAAAATCAATAGCCGTAGTAGTCGGCGTTGTAGTCGGACCCGCCGCAAGAGCAGAGCCAGAAGCTAAAACAAGTGGTGCCACAAAAAAAGACATCACCGATTTTTTTACAGATAAAACCTTCTCTTTAACAGAAGATAAAAAACCTTTAAAAATCATAATTACCTCGCAGATAAATTAACGGTTTTTAATATCATGGAGATGCAAAACCCGACAAAGAAAGACAGTACGGGTAATGAAGCCCCCACAGCAAAAGCCTCGGGATTAACCGCAGGCGTATCAGAGAAATCCACACAGACAACAGAATAAACCTGTTGTTATCCAGACCCTGAATTCTGAGAAGTTGCGCTCATGATTCCCACCCCGTTTAATGAACAGAATCCGAACATAAAGAAACAGGGTATAACCACGTCCTGGATAAATCAGATGAGACCAGACAAAAAGTATCAGCCGATTTAAAAAACGGAATAATAAAAAAATCTTCCTCGTGTCCAAATTTTTCCAAAAAATGGAAAGCCTCAGAATAAGAAGGGAAAGATAAGGCGCATCCCGGATCTAAATGCCACAAAAACCAACTGCTTTAAATTCCGGGAATTCCTCATAATCACAAAGAACAGGAGAAGGATAAAAGGACTCAGCCAGAACAAACCAACCGCCAAAAAGGAAAGTTTCGGTTATATTCAGCTTACGACGTAACACAGAAATATCAGGCGATTGCATAACCAACCTCCCCCTCTTTTAACCAATATCCTCACAACGGGAAATAAGACCATTGCAAAGCGAAATATAACGCGTCAAAACTGTCATTTCATAAGAGTCAAGACGAGCATAAGAGTCATTCAATAATTCAACACTATGACGAAGACATGACCTGAAAAGATAAAGCCCCCTAAAATTATCTCCTGACTCAAAATCAATAACAGCCTGCTTATAAAGCTCAATAATAAGGTCTAGTTTCAGTCGAACAGAACCCGATTTACTGTGTTCTTCAAATGAAGAAATTGGTCGAATTGGACGAAAAGTCATAAACACCACCTTTAACTATTTAGAACCTGGAACCGTCAAAGGAAAAAGAACAAGTTTAAAAGCAAATTCGATACTGCCAAAGTTACCTACAGTATAAGACGATGGATGAATAAGATATTTACCCGCAGCATAAGGTGGTTGTCCCTCATCAAGAGAAACCTTACATTCAATCACCTGACGACCAAGTCTGACAACGCCAACCTGAGAATACATAATCCCCTTAACAGGAGAGCCAAGAGAATCAACAACTACCAGCCCTGTTTTCTTATCTTTCTTGTCATATTCAAAAGAATCAACACGAACATCATCTTCCTCAAATTCAATAATAACAAGATAACGCTCATCAACATTAATCATAGACATTTAAATTTCTCCTGATTTAACCTACTGCATAAAGTGGAGTTACACGCTGGCGATACCAGTCAGGCATAACTGTTTCCTGCATTGATATTTCACGCATATTATGAATAACAACACCGGGGGTTTTACTGGCATCGTATTCCATAGCAATATCAATGCCGATTTTACGAAGGCGGGCACGGTGTCGTCTGATTTGACCACCATTAAAATCAAATCGCTTGCCACACATCCACGAATAAGCAATAAAAGCCGTAGCATTTGCTGCTTTAACATTATCAACAATGCCATTAGTTATTAAAGCTTCGGATATAGTATGAACATCATAAGCGGTTAAAGATAACTTGTTAACAATAGAAATAAATTCACGCTGAAGATCTTCAAGAATTTCAAATTCAGAATACCCCCAATAACATAAATCATGCTTCTGTAAATAGCGGGACTTTAATTTTTGTTCAAATCTGACAACCCCATTTAAAACGAGAAATTCGTGTAATTGCTGAACATATCTGAATTCATTACTGTCTTCACCAAACTTAGATTTGATTTTCTTGGTGATGCTGCCAACTTACTGATTTAGTGTATGATGGTGTTTTTGAGGTGCTCCAGTGGCTTCTGTTTCTATCAGCTGTCCCTCCTGTTCAGCTACTGACGGGGTGGTGCGTAACGGCAAAAGCACTGCCGGACATCAGCGCTATCTCTGCTCTCACTGCCGTAAAACATGGCAACTGCAGTTCACTTACACCGCTTCTCAACCCGGTACGCACCAGAAAATCATTGATATGGCCATGAATGGCGTTGGATGCCGGGCAACCGCCCGCATTATGGGCGTTGGCCTCAACACGATTTTCCGCCATTTAAAAACTCAGGCCGCAGTCGGTAACCTCGCGCATACAGCCGGGCAGTGACGTCATCGTCTGCGCGGAAATGGACGAACAGTGGGGATACGTCGGGGCTAAATCGCGCCAGCGCTGGCTCATTTACGCGTATGACAGGCTCCGGAAGACGGTTGTTGCGCACGTATTCGGTGAACGCACTATGGC